GGTATGGAGATCAAGAAGAACTTTAATGGACGTAAAATTAGTAAGTATCACACCTGATGCAGAAAAGACCATGGCACATATTGCCAGAGTGTCTAACCCTGCCAATCAAGACAACGAAAAGTTTGCTGGACTTCTTAAGTATTGCATCAAACACAATCACTGGTCAGTATTTGAACAGTCTAGTATGACTCTTGAGATAGAGACAACTCGTGCCATCGCAGCACAGATACTCCGTCACAGGTCATTCACCTTTCAAGAGTTCTCTCAACGGTATGCTGATAGCACCCAATTAGGAGTAATTCCTATTCCTAGTCTTAGGAAACAAGATTTAAAGAATCGTCAAAACTCTACAGACGATCTTGACGAGTTTGTCAAACAGAAGTTAGAATTACAAATGAAGACTTTGTTTGACTCTGCAACCGCCTTATATCAACAGATGTTGGAAGAGGGAGTTGCAAAAGAATGTGCCAGAATGGTCTTACCACTTTGCACACCAACAAGAATCTATATGACAGGTTCTTGTAGATCATGGATTCATTATATTGATCTGAGATCCGCTCATGGAACTCAGAAGGAACACATGGACATTGCACAAGCATGTAAAACTGTATTCATAGAACAGTTTCCAATCGTTTCTGAAGCATTAGAATGGAGAAATGGTGTGGTAGAAATCCAAAAACAAATCAAAAAAGAACTTCACGGAGAAGAAACTTAATGGCAACATACCCTGTGGTCAACACAAAAACTGGTGAACAGAAAGAAGTTGTAATGAGTATCATGGAGTGGGACAAGTGGAAAGAGGATAACCCTGATTGGTCAAGGGATTACTCAGATCCATCCACAGTGCCAGGCGTAGGAGAGGTTGGAGAGTGGAGAGATAAACTCACCAATAAACATCCAGGCTGGGGTGAGATTCTTAAGAAATCTCAAAAAACTGCTGGGGTAAAAGGTCGTTTAGCTAATAGAGGTATTAATGTCAACTAAAAAAAGAAGGAATACCAATAGTCAACACCGTGAGTCCGTTGGTGCAGGGATGACTGCTAAACAAATGCGTAGGAAGAGGCCAATTAACAATGGTATGTTAGTTGATATCGAACCTATCACAGATAATCAAAAGGTACTATTTGATCACTATGCAAAGGGAAAGAACATATTTGCATATGGTGCTGCTGGAACTGGTAAGACTTTTATAAGTTTGTTCTTAGCACTCAAAGATGTTCTTGATGAGATGACACCGTATGATAAGGTGTACATCGTCAGATCATTAGTATCTACGAGAGAGATTGGTTTCCTTCCAGGCGACCATGAGGATAAGTCATCACTCTATCAGATTCCATACAAGAATATGGTAAAGTATATGTTTGAGATGCCCTCAGACAATGACTTTGAAATGTTATACGGTAATCTGAAAGCACAAGAGACTGTATCATTCTGGAGCACATCATTTATCAGGGGTACAACACTTGATAATTGCATTGTGTTAGTAGATGAGATGCAAAACTTGAATTTTCATGAATTAGATAGTATAATAACAAGAGTAGGAGATAACTGTAAAATAATATTTTGTGGTGACTCTACTCAAACGGATCTTACAAAGTCTAATGAAAAGAATGGCATCTTAGATTTTAAACGTATCATTGAGATCATGGAAGATGATTTTGGTGTAGTTGAATTTGGTATAGATGACATTGTTAGATCTGGATTAGTAAGAAACTACTTGGTTACTAAACTCGCTTTGTCTTTATAATGTTTACCCACTTGAATAAACTTGGTGATTTTGAGTTAGAAGCCAATACTATAGATGGAGTCAGATATTACACTCTTCCAAGTGGAAAGAAGGCTCCTTCTATTACTTCTATAACCAGTTTTTATAATCGTCAGACATTTATCAAATGGCGAAAAAGGGTTGGTGAGGAGGAAGCCAATAAGGTCACGAAGGTTGCTACTGACAGAGGAACCAAGTTTCATGATCTGGTTGAAAAATATCTTTTAAATGAAGATATTAACTCTTTAGAAATATTACCTACAACTAAGGCACTCTTCTTGAAAGGGAAGAAATCTTTAGATAATATAAATAATATTCATTGTCTTGAAAAACCACTATATAGTGAGTATTTTGGGATAGCTGGAAGAGTTGATTGCATCGCAGAATATAATGGCGAACTCGCCATAATAGACTTTAAAACATCTAAAAAGATTAAACCAGAGAAATGGTTGGAAAACTATTTCGTACAAGAAACGGCATACGCTTGTATGTACTATGAAATGACAGGCATTGCAGTAGAAAAAATTGTAACCTTAATGGTATGTGAAAATGGAGATGTTAAAGTTTATGAAAAAACCAACAAACGTGACTATATTAAACTTCTTACCAAGTATATTAAAGAATTCGTCACCCACAAACTCGGAGAGTATGGAGAAAGAAGTTAATGAACTACTAAAAGAAAAGTTTCTTGATCAGAACAAATTTACGAGTGACGTAGAGCAACTTGTTCTTGACACAGATCTCAATTATATTGAAGCAATCATTAGTTATTGTGAAGAAAAAAATATTGAGTTTGAATCTGTAGGTAAATTAATTTCTAAACCATTAAAAGATAAGTTGAAGGCAGAAGCAACTGAATTAAATTATCTCAAGAGAACTTCTAGATCTAAATTGCCATTATGATATTCTGGATAGGATTTATTGTCATGGTTCTCAACGAAGGTTTTGTAATCATGAGGCATGTATCGCCTTGGTTTGCAAGACGTAGAGAAGCATTAATTGCAAGATTTGGAAGTGGATTTAAAAAATTTCACTCAACTCTTGATTGGGTATGGTTATTCTTAGTGACTCTAGGGATTGTCATAGGGCCAACTCGAAACGTGTATATACTCGCACTTGCCATTTGGTGGGGTGGCGTGTTATCACTAGTGTATATACCTAAATGGTTAGCAAAAAGGTATAAATAGTAGTAACATTTGGATTATCAATGGGTGAATTTTTTCAAGCTCCAACAGTCAGAGCCGCAATGGCCGAGATACAGGAGTTACAAGAAGATATAATGACAGGCATCGCTGTAAGAGGTATGAGAGATCCTTCCTCCGAAGAGGGATATCTGTACATTACTAAGATGAAAAGACTTCTCGAAAAACAAAGGAACTTTATGTTCAGATTGTCACTAGAGAAAGATGATCCTGATGCTATTGAGATGAAAGAACAAATTTTAGAATCTGCAAAGTTTCTAGGATTAAAGGACGGACAGAATATCAATTCTTTTTTTGATACTCTTAGCGCCACTCTGGACAAGTTGGAAAACAACATACCAGAGGATTGACTAATACAATATTATACAGTATAATATAAACAATCCTACAATACAAAAATACGGAGAATACTAAATGTCATTTGCTGCATTAAAGAAACAATCTAAAGCAGGCTCTCTTACAGAGAGATTGATGAAAAAAGTTGAGAAACTCAACGAAAAAGGTGGAAGTAATACTGATGAACGTCTTTGGAAACCATCTGTAGATAAAGCGGGTAATGGATTCGCTGTTATAAGATTCCTCCCTGCACACGCCAATGCTGAATTGCCATGGACTCAAGTATGGAGTCATGCATTTCAAGGGCCAGGTGGTTGGTATATTGAAAACAGTCTAACAACCATTGGTAAAAATGATCCAGTAGGAGAACTTAACCGTACTCTATGGAACAGTGGTCGTGAGTCTGATAAAGATATTGCTCGTAAGCAAAAGCGTAAGCTTTCTTACTATGCGAATGTTTATATCGTAAAGGATTCTGCAAATCCTGAGAACGAAGGACAAGTCAAACTATACAAGTTTGGTAAAAAGATCTTTGATAAGATCACTGCTGCAATGCAACCTGAGTTTGAAGATGAAGAACCAATCAACCCATTTGACTTCTGGAAGGGTGCTAACTTCAAGTTGAAGATTAAACAGGTCGCTGGATTCTGGAACTATGATAGTTCAGAGTTTGGAAAGACAGAGGCACTTTTAGATGATGATGCTGAATTAGAAAAGATCTATGATAAGATCTATGATCTAAGTGAGTTTACTGCTGCTGATCAGTTCAAGACTTATGAAG